ATGGGGCAAGATTGTTGGAAAGCTAGGAGTCCAGCAGCAGCAGCAGCAGCAGCAGCAGCAGCAACCCTCAGCTGGCACGATTCCTATCTTCTACCTCAAGACGATTAAGCCGAATTTCCTAGAGGATGATTGGCTCAGCTCCCTGTTTCCCAAGCCGATTCAGTGGGTCCCTCTCGAGTCATTTGATGAACTCATTAAGGCAGCCAACCCTGTGTTGCTGTTCCAGAATATTCCAGGCGAATCAGCACTCGGACATATTTACAATGGATTCGCCAATGGTCTAGAAAAGGCGGGCAAGCAAGTGACGATCCTTCATATTAGCGACGAGTTTGGCACGGATCCTGTGGATTTCTACAAGTCGCCGGCGGTCAAGCGGGTCATTCGCAACTACTATCGTCCAAATCTGCCAATGGAAAAGGTGGATATTATTCCGCTGGGCTATGCAAATGGACGCGGTTCGGTAGCAGCGGACACGCCGGCGTTTGAGAGCCGCCCCTACCTCTGGTCGTTTGCCGGCTCTATGGATCGTCCTGGACGCAGCCAGGCGATTCAAGCTCTTGAGCGTACTGGCAATTATAAGTTGGCTGACCGCCCAACATGGGGTGATGCTCCAAAGCTAGACGCAAATGGATACAACCAACTCAACATGCAGACGAAGTTCGTACCGTGTTTCAACGGATTTGCGTCGCTGGAGTCGTACCGTCTCTACGAGGCGTTGGAGCAGGGTGCGATTCCGATTTATGTGCCGAATGGAGTGGATCAGTACTCTGAAGTGCTGGGTAAGCACCCTATTCTATCCTTTCCGTCGTGGGAGAAGGCTGCGGAGCTATTACCGATGCTCGCACAAAACTCGGCGGTTATGGAGGACCATCGGCGTATTCTAGCGACGTGGTGGCAAGGAAAAAAGGCGGATTTCAAGGATCGCCTGACGACTCGCTTCTAATCTCTACCCCCAACAGCCACAACTCTTTTTAGCAGATAATTTTTCCCATTCATCAATGGTGTATTGACTGCCCATAGAAAGGTTACAACGAGCACAAATTGCTCTTAGATTTGTAATATCAGTTTTTCCACCCTTCGCTTCTGGTTTGTTATGACCGACGTGAAATTCAAATACAGTCATCTGATTTTTACACCAAGATACGGTACATTTTGCCTCATATCTTGGACCTACGGATGCTAGCCACACCTGTTCCCGCAAAGCACGCGGAATTTTCGCTTTTCGTTCAGCAGGTGCGGATGACATATAAAGACTTTTACATACATTATCATAAAGTGCTAGATGTCAAATTTTACAAATCTAGATGCTCTTTTGGCGAAGATACCGAGTGTCCAGCCCCAAATACAAAAGCGGGTGCGATTTATGCTTGTAGGTACGCACACCAATCAGACGACCGGCTACAGCAAAGTAACGCATAATATTATTCAAGAGCTTGCTAAGTATCCGTGGATAGATATCTACCATTTTGCATTTCAGAATTTTGTGAAGAATCAGCAGCCAAATCGTGCCTATCCACCAAATGTCAATGTCTACGACCCTTTTGTCAATGAAAAAGGTGACCAGTCAGAGCAGGGGTTCGGATTTAGCCAATTAGCCGATTATGTACGTCAAGCAAAGCCAGACTATATGATGATTTATAACGACGCCAGTATTATTTGCAGATTCTTGGATAAACTACAAGAGAATCTCCAACCCGAGGAGCGTACCTATAAATTGATGATCTACCTAGACCAAGTGTATAAGATACAGCGTCCAGAATTTCTGGATCGTATCAATAAAGATACTGATATTTACTTCACCTTTACCAACTATTGGCGTGAAATCCTCCAGCAGCAGGGTATTACGAAACCGATTCACATCTTACGTCACGGATTTGAGCCGAACGAGTTTAAGCAGCTCAATCGCGATGCTATGCGTAAAAAACATAATATTCCTCAACACGTATTCCTTTTTCTGAATTTAAATCGTAATACGCCGCGGAAGCGTCACGATATTGTTGTACAGGCGTTCGCACAACTGGTAGCAAAGCATCCTACAAAGTCACTGGGTCTCTTGGCGGTCTGCGATGCTGGGCAACTAGGAGGATATCCTATTCGGGAAATCTATACACGCGAGCTTATTCGTTTAGGAATGTCGCCGCAATTCCATACACATAAGCTAATGATTACCGAGCACTCTATGGCGTGGGATGACAGCGTTATTAATGAAATATACGCAATGAGTGATGTTGGAATCACAGCCGCTGAGGGGGAGGGTTTTGGTCTATGTCAGTTTGAGGCGATGGGTATAGGTATTCCGCAGGTCGTACCGTATATTGGTGGTTTCCGTGATTTCTGTATTCCAAACCATAATTCTATGTGTGTACAACCGAAAGCGGAGCTCTATCTACCCTTGGCGTTAAGCGTCATTGGTGGAAAGAGTGAGATTGTGGATCCGACAGATTTAGCCCTTGCCGCCGAGGAGTATCTATTGGATACGGACCTGAGAGAAGCACACGGTAAGGCGGCAATGGAGACGGTTCTTAGCTACAGATGGGCGAACGAGGTCAAACAATTAGTAGAGGTGCTTAGGTCTTAATATTTAACGCGTTTGCCACAAACTTTTCTAATGGACTATGACCGTCCTCAAATGTAAAAAGGTAAATAGCAATAAAACTGAATACTATACCGATTGACTTACGGAAACCGATCTTTTCACCGAGAACAAATATTCCTATAAATGTGACGATAATGTCACTCGAAAGATCCCATAAGATATTCATTACCGTCATTGATTCAAAATTCAATGACTCTAAGAAAATAAAGGGCTGTATGGCATAGATAACCATAGCAATAGGTATAAATGAAAAACTCAGTGCTTTTGTGGATATTTTCTTAAGTAAACTGAGTGCAAGTGCGTCTATCATTGCCATAAGTCCTGCGAATCCGAGCGGAATCAAATTAAGCCCTGCCATACCTCCTAGGTAGGACTATTAATTTTGTGTATCTCCTAGCATTTGTAGACGCTCTTTGGCGACCTCATAGACACGAGTTGCGATCTCGCAGGATGCTAGTTTATTGCCGAGTGAGGTGAAGTACGGGCGACCTGTTTGGATTTCGGCAAGCTGGCACGCCGAGGAGAGTTGAACAATACGGAGTTTCAACGTTTCCATCTCTTCGTGGATGATATAAGCATAATAGCCGATTCCTAGAATAAACCCAATATTGAGTGTAATGATTATATAATCCATTCTAACCCATATAAAAACCCGACACCAAACAGTCAAATTTTTCATCTAGATTCCCGTCATAGTGGGATGGCGGCGGCGAAACGCCCATATCAGAGACGATTGTACAAAGAATGCAAGAAGGCGTAGAACAATCTCTAGACTGATTCCCGCATACAAAGCCGCCGAAAACAGATTATACCATATACAATATACCATAGTTAGGAATGCAAAGACGACATAAATCACCCAAGTATTTTCTAGTGCATTATCCTCGTTTAAGACCATGGTAATAAGAATACTGTCAGACATAGTAGAATGGCAGTCGCGTTGTTTAAGGGCATGAATGGCATCAAAGGCGAAGTCATTTTTTCCGAGTCCCCTGGCGGTACAAAGGTGCACGCAGTCTTTACAGAGCTTCCCAAAGGCAAACACGGTTTCCATATTCATAAGGCGGGCGACTTACGGGGCGAAGGCTGTAAGGGAGCGTGCGATCATTTTCATATGGGACCACAAACCCAGCACGGTGGTCCACCTACATCAAAAAGCCCGCGTCATACAGGCGATTTAGGCAATCTAACGGGACCCAAAGACGAAGTGACCTACCTTCTCAAGGGCGTCACTCTTGAAGACTTATGGGGACGTTCGGTCATTGTTCACGAGGACGAAGATGACCTGGGAAGGGGACCGTTTGAGGATAGTCATACAACGGGGCATTCAGGTAAGCGGATCGGCTGTGCACTTATTGGGCGAGTTCAGACTCCCGCCTGCGACGGTGCTACAGTTGGTCCCGCCAAGACTCGCAAAGTCCGTCGTAACAATCGGCGCAACAGCATTCCATAAGCCCTTCACAAGGCACAAGAACGGATATATCACCAGTTCGTAAGGTGCCGTATGTTGCCACATATACCGTCCGTCGCACGGCTCGGCACGAACGCCCTGAATAGCCGTATTCATCCCCCGCAGCCCCATTCGTATTGACTCATCTAGCTGAGCCCCCTCACCCCCCGCACAGTGTGACTCTACCGACAGAATCATATAGTTGAAGAGCCACGTTGCCAGGCAGTCAATACGCCACACCCGCTCATCAGCGACCCCCTTTTCGAACCAATCGCCACGCATCTCGGCAATACGCGGCGGTAAATTACTTAGCCGTTTCATAAGGGACTGTACGTGAAGTGCTTCCAGCACGAACTTGAGCCGCAAATAGCACGTCGCCGCTAAAACAAAGTCGGCATCGCTGCGTAGCAAAGCCACTATATCCTTCACCGACCCGACCGCATCGCTACCCAACCGACACACATAGTATTTTGTTAGAAATTCAGGCAAGTGATAGTCACCAAAAAGCAGCGAAAACAGCTCCTGGTCTGTAATATGGTCACAATTGTTATGGGGAAATGGAAACTCTGTATGCCGGTTGAGCGTATAGAAATCTGGGGAAAGCATTACAAACCAAATAATTGAAGCCGCATTCTTCAATTTTCACCACTATTAAGTAGAATGGGTAATACTTCAGTCTCGTCATCGCGTGTTGTAACTCTTACAAAAACACCTATATGTTCCCACGCATATTGTAAGAATCGTGTAGTATTTGGCAAAATCTATTGTACGCTTCACGATGAAAATCCGATGCACACGGGAAAGCCGAAAACGGAAGAAAAGAAGAAGGCGGAACCAGAAAAGGATTGTTGTATGACGTGGTGTCATGCTTGGATCGCTTGAAAAAATTGAAACTCTCGTCTAATCTATTACCATCGTAAGATGAACTATACGGACGTTGAATTTGAGACGGATTTTGTGATTGTACCATCACCTGAGCCGCATTGCGGTTGGGTATTAGTAGATGAAGTTGATGTGCGTGAGTTGGAGATGGAGCACGCACAACGTATGCGAGCCAAGGCGGTACAGAAGAAGTTTCATACAGAACTCGTTAAGATGTCCAGTATGACGGGCAAGAGTGTTGCAGAGCTTAGTGGTGCGTGGGCTGATGCTATTTTACAGCAGGCAAAGTCATCGGGTCGTAAGGTGACGGAAGTGAGTCAGCAGTTGCGAGAGCGTATCTTTGCTGTGATTGAGAAGAAGGCGGAGCCTGAAATCATCCTGAATCCGAATGCGTATAGGGATTTGGAGCCGTGTTTTCCACCGGCACGGAT